AGGATCCTTGTAGGAGATCTTATATACACGAAGGTTCTCATTCTCTTGGAAAGATCCATCACTGATGACCGACAGGGCATTAATGTTGTTCAGGTTGCCTGCATTAATTGCAGTGGTAGCAATCGCAGTCAGTGTATCCAAAGCAGCCTGCACGTCAGCACAGTTAGCAGCATCTTGGTTATTGCCCTGAGAGTAGTTGGGATCGTATGTATGACCTTCACTGGAAGAAGTCAGATAAGGACCAGGATATGTGGTGGGATCATAGAGTAAGGTCAGATCCTTGTCATACAGCAGGTTGTTGATGGCAAGTTTTGCCATGTCTCTTGCCTTATTGAAGGCAGTGATGGACTCAGCAGTCTCACCAACCAGACCATTGCTGATAGGAGTGCCGCTGGCATCAAAGTAGAATCTAGTGAACTTGACAATACCATAGTTACCATCGCCCTTGATGTCCTGAACCAGAGCATCAACAAAGTATCCAATATCACGACGACACTTGGTCTCGTTGCTGCTATATGTGCTGGGTTCGGAGAGTTCGATCAGATCGGAGAGAGATCCAGCAAGCAGAACCTCAGACACGTTGTCGAACAAGGTTTGCAGGGCAGACTGAACATCAGAGCAATTTGTAGCCCCATAGTTAACAGTATTGCTACCAGCAGTACCATAAGGATTTCCAGGGGAAGGATCAGCAGTGATACCAGTTCCACTAGAACCACCAGTGCTGCGCTCATCGTACAGATTATAGACAGTAGCACCAACAGTATCAGTGCCCGTCAGCATGTTGGTCAGAGCATTCTTCATGTATCCAAGTGCTTGCTCGAATGCATACTCAGTTGCTTCTGCTTCGTTGTTGATGTACAGGAAAGTCAGACCATCATCACTGAAATACATCTGCAAGAACTTGCGAGTGTAGACAGTGCCACCTTGGAACATATCCATCGAGATTGCATCGATGAAGTGACCGATATCACGCTGACACTTAGTCGGAGAGGGAATCGGTAGTGCAGGATACTCAACGGTCATGTCCTCATAGGACTTGGCAATGATGTAATCCTTATTGCGATGGATGAGACGATATGCATCAGCATATCTGCTGAACTGATCAGTCTGGTTATCACCAGGATAGTAGAATCCAGGATGCTGAACAGCGATTTCAGCATTAGCAAAGTCAACGATCTCTTGCTTATTAGCAGCGATTCTGTTGGCAGCGTCAAACCATCTGTTCAACGCATCAGTTGCGGGATTACCATAAGTAACGGTAATAGAACGAATTACATCACCAACTGCGATAGTTCCACCAGTCAGATTCTCATATTCAACTTCTGTCGAGCGAACTTCTTCAAAGTCGAGGAAGTCTGCGTTAACACGATCGTCGCTGTCGAGGATTTCAACGGGCGTGATTGTGGTCTTAGAAATGTCATCTAGAATGACATTCTGATTAGTCAAGGAAATGAGACGCTCGAAGATCATACCAAAGAAGGTAGATCCTTTGTTAATTACCAGGGTATCGACTACATCACCCAGTCTGACTTCACCAGACACAGTTTCAGTAGTAGCAGTATAAGTTCTAACACCTGCAAATTCGGTATAGCCTTGAACAGTTTCGCCATCGGTTAAATCAGTCTCACTACTCTTCAAGTAATACAGAACAGGAGGAGATGCCTCAAAGTCAATCTTGACAACTTCACCAGTAGCACCAGACGTAAGACCTTCAAACTTATCACCTTCAACCATAGTGGACCATGCGCCAGTAACAGCAGAAGGTCTTACCAGATTGATGCTGACGATAGGATCTCTGTAAGGTGAAATGCTAGTAATCTTTGCAGCAATATTAGATGCAGCAGAATAGAAGATGTCATTCAGGAACAAGTTATACTGACCTGTCTCAAACTCAGCAGTACCAGAAGTCTTAGACAGAACCAGTGCGTCAGAAATGTTGCCATCCAGGTCGAGGTTTGTTTCTTCAATGACGGCAGTGTCGCCATCCATGTTAGTGACAGTCTCACCAAACTCGAAGATAGTCTTATAGTTGACACTATCAATGTTCAGGATATTTGCATTATATCCAGCATTGAAGAATCTGATATCCTCACCACGATCAAAGAATCCGTTGGACATATCTGTCACTTGGATGCTGCTATCAGTCAAGTCGATGGAGGTAATCGTTGCTCTCGCACCTGTGGTTTGACCAACGATAATGTCACCGATAAGAACTGTACCGAATGTGCCACCAATGTTTTGGAGGAACAATTTGGTGAAGGACTTGTCAATGCTTCCAATCAGGGCACTAAATCCAGTTCTACTAACATCAACGCGCTCGTTCAGAGCAAATGAACCATTGATGTCAACAACATCAATGCTAGTGGCACCTGTTGCAACAACCTTGGCGCTAGTTTCAGTTTCAAAACCAAAAACGTTGTCACCGATGGAGGGGAAAATACCAGCAATAGTATTCAAATTCAATCTGGTGATAGGCATGAAATCGAACTTGATGTTGCGATACACAACCTTAGAGTCAGGTCTCGGTGCCTCAGAGAATACAATCTGGTTACCAACCACCTGATAAGAACTACCAGGAGACTGAATAACACCATTGATGGTCACGAGCAGTTGGTCATTCTTAACAATGACTTGCTGCCCTTCAACTGTCAGTGGGAATGCTTTGGTGACACCATCGAACTGAGAAGAAATATCATCAATCTTCTTAACGATAGAGGTCAGAATTTCCTCAGAGTTGGTCAGTCTCTTCTTACGGAAGAGAACTTCGGAGTTGTTGAAGGTCGAGTAGATCGGTTGAGCAGCACCGAACGAGGTAATCTCGTTGACGTTAGTGTACTCATTGATGTTCACCTGTTTGGTAAAGTCAGCGGCAACCTTACGACCAGAGATATCTTTACCACCAGTCAGTGACAGCTGACCGAACATATTAAAACCAACAGGGTGGTTGTTTTGGAGAATCTGGGACTTCCATCTGTTAATGGGAATCTCAGACTTAATCACATAGGAGAAGTTTTGATAGAAGAAGGAATCTTGAATCTTCTGAACGATCTCGGATGGTTTACCAACGTCATCAGTAAATCTACCAGCAGTCTTGGTAATAGCATCAATGTTCAGAACACCCTTAGCAATATTGATGTTGTCGATGACACCAGATGCACGAGAGATAACACCCTGCACCTTACCACCAACAACGAAGTCTCCTTTGGGGTTAGTGACTTTCAGGATCTTGGGTTCGATCTGCCAACCATCGTTGGTTGAAACAATACCAGTGGCAGTTGAAAGTTCTTGTGATTCGCCTTGGAAGACTTCCTCGCCTTCCAGGAAGCGAGAAGTTTCGACCACTGCTTCTGCTTTACCACCGAAGACCTCAGTGAGCAGCACTTGACGACCAGCACCCTGAGTTAGGAAGGTAATGAAGTTACCAGACTCAGCGTCAACTGGGGTCAGTGCAAAACGCAGCTGGTCAGATTCGAGACCATTAACTTCACCAGCGATAGCATAATAGGTCTGAGTAGCAGACAGACTGGTCAAACCGACGCTGCTGGGTTTCGGCAGTTCGCCAACGGTAGAACCAATCGCGTCAGCACGGAATTGAACCTCAGCACCAGTGGTAATACCATGAGGGAAGTTAAACTGCAAGTAGTTCAAATCGAGGTTCACAACATAGGTGAACTCAGATTTCAGGGTGACGACTGGTTGCGAAGAGTAACCAGAACCAGGGTTCTTGATCAGAATCTCAGACAGTCTGTTGTTCTTAACAACTGCTTCTGCCTCAGCACCAGTTCCACCACCACCTTGGATGATAACAGCAGGTGCAGAGGTGTAACCAGCACCAGGATCGGTGATGGTGATCTGAGAAAGAATAGAGGTGTTGAAGAGTTGCAGGTTGATTGGGAATGCAATCTCAGGACGCAGAGTGTAGTCATGGGAGTAACCGTAACCAAACTCATTATTTTTCAGAGTCTTGATCTTACCGATCTGTCTACCAGTGAGGAATACAGCAGCGCCAGTACCCTCAGCAGGGATAACAACCTCAATCTCAGCACCAGAACCAGACAATGTAGGTCCGAGGATACCTTGAATGGCATCAATGTCAATAGAACCAAATGTGTAACCCTTACCAGGATCAGTCAAAGAAACCTGAGTGACAGTTCCAGATCCAATAATATCATCATTCTCAACAGTGATATTACAAAGACCACCTTCACCATCACCCAAAATAGGAACCTGTGTATATACGCCAGGTGCATATTCAGTACCACCCGAAAGGATACGCAGTTTCTCAATCTTACGATCAGATGCAATATCAGAAATGATAGGTAGTTTCTTGTAGAATCCACCAGGAGAGATCAACTTAATAGAGTTGATAGGACCAATTGCTTTCTTAGAAGTGGTGGAGTAGATCGTATTGGGTTTGTCTTGGTCATCGAGACCGATCTCAGCATTGTTGAATTCAGGTTCATGCAGCAGTGGGAATCTGAACTCAGTATCACTAATAACTTCGCTAATCTGGAATCTACCATCATAGGGAGTCTTGATAACGTCAATAAACGAATTAGATCCCACAGGAGACGTTGAATCAGTTCTGGACGGGTCGAAGTAGTAAGTAATGTTAGTAACCTCACCACCGATCGTAAACTTGACCACAGGAGTCTCTGTGGCGGAAGAAAGACCAGGAGTGCCTTCACGTTCGATTACGTTGAAAGAATATTCCAGTTTGTACTGGTTGTCTTGTGCAAACGACAGATAGTAACCAAAGTTGGAAGCATCACTCATATCGAAGATGTAGGAGTGATTTCTAACCAGAAGCAGTGTTGGGTGCTTGGAAGAGATCTTCACACGAGAAATAGCACCCTGTGCAAATGCAGGATCAGCAGTAGCAGTTGCTCTCAACTTGTAGGTGAAATCTCTGGAAGAGAAGACTTCCTTAACAAAGAACGAACCATTGAATTCGGCAGTAGTGAATCCTTCAACAAAGAGGATATCATTGTTGGAGAAGTTGTGAGGAGTCAGTGCAGAACAGTAAATCAGGTCAGTTCTGTTGTCAGCAGTTCTAATGATGTCCTTATTGAGATTTACAGTCAAAGTAATCTCTTTGACACTTGCGAGACCAGAGACCTCGGCAATCTTATTATCAGTATCTTCCTTAGGACCAGCATTGATGCTATTGCCCAAAGAAACAACGTCACCAATAATAAAGTCAGAACCAGCATATGTATTGACAATTGCTACTCTATAATCTGCCAATGCAAATGGACGGAATCTTGCATAGTCGGAAAGGGGATCATATGTACTAACGAAGTCCCAGGTGACTGTTCCATCAGCAGCACTACCTGTGGTGTGTGTTGGTCCAACAGTGCCCGATACACCGCCAGTGGCACATTGATACTTGTTTCTACCGTAGAAGACAACATCGCCAGCAACGTATGTAGTGGTTGCGATCCATTCTGGGTCGGTGGGAGCAGGCCATGGGAAATCTGCAAGATCAACTTCAATATTGGGCGCTGCACTGATATAAGACCAAAGAACAGCGCCATCAGTTACGATGCCAATTTCATGAGTGGGTGCGGTGGAACCAGATGTTGCATTGTTTGTAGCAGAGTAAATCTTACCATCGCTCCAAACTTGATCATTGACGGAATATGCCTTACCTGCTTCCCAAGCATTCTGAGAACGCTTTACAGTAAAGGAAATTTCATCAATGGTATTCTCTTCCTCTTTATCATTCTTGAAGAGATCATCGTCGTTGAAAGTTCCATAGATTTTACCGACCTTGTATGCAGTTCCAAGACCAGGAGTGTTAACACCACCAACAGGAACTTCTACAATAGTGCCATATGCTTGAACAACGCCATTGTCGTTATACTGTTGAATAATGGACCCCTTCTCAAACTTAACGTCCTGATTGAAAACAAATTCCCTAACAGCATCGATCTTCTGATAACCAGCATCTCTGATGTAATATTTTGGTACAACAACAGGATCAATTTTCAGTTTTCTACCCAGAGGGGTAGGAATGGTCGATGTTTTAGTTGAGTAGGTGTGTCTATTAGTGCTGAATGTATATGTACCAGGTGCAAGAGTAGAAACGACATCAGAGAAGTCAAGAATTTGCAGACCAGAAGGACCCTCATTCCAAACAGTAATTACAGGATTGGAGAGTGTATTGACATTGAGAGTTGTGTTTGCTGTAAAAGCAATACTCTCGGTGTAGTTACCATCATATCCAGCGAAGGTTGTATTGTAATCGCCTCTCTTACTGTGCAGACGATCAAACTTAACCAAATCAAGCGCAGAATCCTGAGTTGTAATTGTATAACGCTCAGTGGGCACTTGCAGAGAAGAACCACTATAAACTGCACGAGATTCAATAACAATATCATCGATGTTGCCAACAAAACTATTGCCCACAAGAGGACCTGCTTCTTGACCACCAACAATCAAGTCATTCATCGAAATTTCATCAACAACTGTTGCAGTTGCAACATTTACACCATCAAAATAGCAAGAATACACATAGGAACCAAGACTGGGCTCTTCTTTAACCAAAGCAATATGGTGCCAATCACTATCAGCCAAAGTAGTAGCATAAGTCGAACCAATCGACCAAACAGTAGTTGTGCTACCACCAGAAGGTGCAATTTCAAGTGCAATCTTACCAAAGTTACCATCACCAGAATCGAGGTTCATGATGTACTGAACGGTGCTGCCAGAATCATCTTTGGCAGTAATCATCTCAATTCTAGGATTGTTGGTTCCATGAGTAGGTGCCATACGCACCCACATCACATTTGTCCACTGTTCAGTCAAATTCAGATCTGTCCACTTCACATAGTTGGCATCTGCAACATTTAGCGAATTTGCGCCAAATTTGAAGATAGAAGAATCCTGAGAAACAGCATTGCCATCATATACGCTAATTGTGGACTTATTCTGCTTAGTATCGTCAAAAGTGAGCGTAGCGTTCTCAAATCTATGTACAACCTCTTGAATGGGGTTTTGGAGGTTCAGTGGGAGGAGAATATCACCAGAGTTGTCAACAGCATGAGTATTGAGTGTGAAACCGATCCCATTATCACTGCTAGTACCATTCCACTGCCCACGGATCACATTTGTGGAGTAGAGAGTAGTTCCATCATATTTGAATCCAGAAATGACTGCTTGGCGATCATTATCTTCATACGCAACCTCAGTGACAACGTTAACGTTGCCAAATACGTCCACAGTGATTCCAGCGTGCTTAATTGACTCAAAATTAACTGTGGGTGCCATGATCTTGGCAAAATCCCACTGAGGAGTCGCAACAGTCAGTCTAATCTGGTCCAGAGCGATCTTGAAGAAGGCAACACCATAATTCTTGGTGCCATTCCACATATCGCAGACAAAGAACAGATCGTTGTACTCATCTAGCACAAATTGAGGTCTTTGAACGTCACCACCAGAAACTGCAAGACGTTTGACATATTGAAGTTCAATATTCGCACCGTCATACTCCATGACGCCAAATAGAAGGTCATTATTGTCTTCATCAATGCCACAGAAGGCAACTTGGTTGTCACCGAGGTAATACAGTTGATGCATCTGCTCACCTTCGGTCTCAGAAGCAAACTTACGCTTCTCTACAACGTCACCTTGGTTATTGAGCTGCATGACCCAGATATCATCAGGATCGGGCGAGTTGGTATCGGTCCAACCACAAATATAGACTCTTTGCTCTTCATCCAGGTAAATATCACCAGCATAATCGCGACGAGTCGTACCAGACACACCAGCGATCTCTTTCTGGAACCTTACAATACCTTCTGGGTTGTTGCCATTATCCAGACCAGACTCATACTTAGCAACCAGGATGTCAGGATTGTAATTAGCAGTTCCTTGGGATTCTGTTTCACCAATCAGGTAAATGAGGTGGTTAGTTTCGGATGTTTGGTCAAGATACATCTTTTTCCAACGTGCCGTCTTGATGGACGCACTAGGAAGCAAGGATCTGTCCCAAACGAGACTACCAAGGTCATTATATTTGGCAAGGAATGCTGCACTGTCGCCATTTGGTTGAACGATCTCGCCACAAACATACAGGTTACGATCATCAGCAACTGCCGAGTCGTGAATCTTGATCTGACAGTTTGTTTGAGTCTCAGAGTAGATTGTGGACCAATAATAAGTCTTCTTAAACTTCTGAGGGTGAGATACACGAATTTGAGGAGGAAGGTCGGTATCGTAGTTATAACCAGAGTTGATGATGTTTACTTTATCGATCTTACCTGTCGTCACATCCAAATCAATGTCAAGTTCAACGTCTTGACCAGTAGTTGTGATGATTTCGTAGGTCGGAGGAATCGACTCGTTGTAACCAATACCAGTTTGCAGAACATTAATGGAATCGATGCCTGTAACCACAGACATGTAGAATCTCTTGTTCGTATTCTCCGTAATGACTCTGGAACTGACGATAACTTCGTCTTGGGCAATCAGTTCGTGGTCTGTTTCGGTTGTAATTCTTCCATAGGGGATGTCGTTGATGACTTCCTTTCTATATTGGGAAATGCTGGCACCTTGAACAGATTCAACTTGTGCGCTAGCACCAAAACCGTCCGTTCCAGTATTATCGAAGAAGAGAGTATCAGAAACCTGATAGGATACACCAGGATTCTCAATAACAAATCCATCGATCTGAGCATTCTCAAATTTCGTTGTCGTCTCAACTTCGATATCGACTCTGGACTCTGTTGAAACTCTTGGGAAGTAATCATAGATTTGAAGTGCTGCTTCTTCTGTCATCGCCTGTTGTGTGGCGATTTCATTAGGAGAAATGATACCATCATTATCTATATCCTCTGTTTCAAAGAGAATCAAGAATCCTTCTTTCTCAGTGACCAACTGATCCGACTGTTGGTTTGGTTGACGATCAATGTCGATATCAACATCCTCATAAGGATCTCTATAACGAGAAACGTCAGAAGGAATGTTTTCCTGAGTTGCGTTCAGACTGAGGTTCCAAGTATCAACAACAGAGTTGAACTCAGGACCAATAATATAGGGGAATACGGGCAGACCTGCTTCCGATGCATCAATAGTGATGAAGTATGCATAGATGCCATCAGGATATTCAGGTGTTTTACAGAAACGTCCGTTATATGGGTCAAGGTCACCCTCTTGGAAGGTATATTCATAGTCATCAATGAATTGACCAGCAGGATACTCGCTCAGAGGAGGTCCATCAACGCGAGCGGGGTTTGGATTAGTATCAATATCATATACAACGTTTGCTTTTAGTTTATAGGAAGAACGCATTCTTCTGATACCACCATTCTGATCGGTAGGATCAATGTAACCATATGGACCATAGATCGGGTTACCATCAAACGCCCAACCAATAATCGGGGAGTGGGTGATAGACGCACCAGTCTCAGTACCTTCCTCAATGAATTGATTGTTCTCGGGGTTCAGAATAACATTGTCACCAACCACATAACGCAGTTCTTTCGGGTCGGAAACGTGTGCATACTCACCACCATACTGGTTGTTGAAACCAGTGAAGACATAACCGCGAGCAACGTCATACTTACTGCTAAGTTCATATTCAACGTTTTTGTTCCATTGGAAGACAGATGCTTCAAACGTTGCAAGTTGACCAACCGCTTCTAGTCTGACAGTAGTATTACCTTGGGTATAACCAACACCTCTGTTGGTAATTTGAATAGAGATAACCTTACCCTTATCTTCACCCAAAGTACCGATGACCGCTTTTGCTTGGGCACCGAAACCATCACCATTAATATATACAGTGGGTGCAGTGGTATATGCAGCACCAGAGTTAATGATAGCGATAGAAACGATACGACCATTAATGACAATTGGTTGTGCCAGGGCACCTTCACCCGAGTTCAGTTTAATATCGGGGGTAGAAGTGTATCCACTACCTCTGGCAGTGAGAGTAACGCCAGAGATTTTACCACGGACTTGTGCAGTGGCAGTAGCGCCAGAACCGCCACCACCAGTAATGGAGATGGTAGGTTGTGATGTATATCCAGTACCAGGGTTACCAACCAGAACACGAGTCACACGACCGTTGGTAACAACTGCTTGTGCGGTAGCACCAGATCCACCACCACCAACAATAGAGATCAAAGGTTGTGTGGTATAACCACTACCCTGATCGGTCACTTCAATGGCACTCAGAGCGCCATTAACAATTACCTCAGCAGCAGCACCAGAACCACCGCCACCAGTAATTTCTAGTTGTGGTTTGCTGCCAGCATCATAGTCAATACCACCATTAGTGATAGTGATTCCAGTTACAGGACCATAAGTAACATAATCTTGATCCTTGTAAGACCATGCAGCAACACCATTGACCCATGCACCGATCGGGGTATTCGGTTTGACGGTAGTTCTAGTAGATACTGTATTTACATTTCTAGGGAATCTCAGCAGTTTACGCTGGTTACCAGGAATCAGAGCAGATCCTTGGAACGGACCAATCTTATAGTTGGGCAGACCAGAGGCAGCAACGTAAACGTAGTCATTATTGAAGAAAGAGTTCTGAACGTTAGAAGTAAACAGAGAGATAACTTCATCAATAGTGGTCTGGGTAGACTTACCTCTGTTTAGGTCCACAGACAGGAGGATGTTACCCTGAGGTTCGATGTCAGTGGGAACAGGGATCAGATAAGAGAAAGTAAACTCATCCAGACGTGCAGTAACCTCAAATGTGCCGTTATACACAGCAGGGTTTGCACCATAGATGGTCACAGCGTCTTCAACGAGCAGACCATGGGGGTTAGAGCAGGTAACAGTAGCAGTTCTGTTCAGACCACCTGGTTCAATACGATCAACACGGATCAATTTCTTGACGTTGTACAACCAAGACTGCAAACGTTCATCATCGGCAGTAGAACCCAGAGCAGCAACATTCAGTTTGTCGCCAGGCAGATAATAGGATCCACTGTCTTCAAGAACAGTTGTTGCCGCCTCAGCAATACCCAGAATACGAAGTTTAACTTCTGTACTCAGTCCTTTGTTGACATATACAAAAATATCAGAATGAATCGTTGTACCAGGATCCCAGTCCTCTACAACGCCATTCTTGGAACGAGTACACTCGATGAATTGGTTCAGAGACTTATCTTTATACTGAACAACCTCTTGATCATCAATAATGATTGTACCGTTCTTTTCTGGCCATCCAATAGTGGAGTCAACGGTAATAATTCCCTCTGTGGTATCCAGAGGTTCAACTAGGACTGTTTTATAGGGAATCTTAAATTCACCACTCAGAGTTTCTTCGGAAATTGCAAGTTCGTAAATAACATCAGTACCTTCGATGATCGAAATGACGTTTTCGATCAAAACTGATGCATCTTTGATATTTTGGTCAACAGGATCGGCAATTTGAACCAACTGAGCGTTAGTTAAGTTGACGGGATCACCAGAAATCAGTTCTGCACGCAAAATGGTGTCTACGACCCAAGATGCCGCAGACGGAGTGATCATTTCATCCTTAGGATAGAAAACATCAATCTCTTCACCGAACAGAATCTTAAATAGATACTGTGTGGCAACTTTTGTACCTTTGGAGAGGTAGAAATCCTTAATATCTCTAATAACACGAACAGGATTGACCTGAGAATAGTCAATCTGGATCGTGGGCATATATTGACGACGGAACTTGTCAAATACCTCACGAATAATTTGAGAATCGAGGTTATGGACTACTGAACCAGAACTGTGACTTGTTTGAGACAGTGCAGACTCTGGTGCATACACCTGATTACCATAATTATCAAATTCGACAACATCAGAGACGCCACGAGCACATCCACGCAGCGAAGAGGGTTCATAATTACGACCACCAGAGAGAATGTTGAAACCAGTAACCTCACCGAAACCAACATCGCATGATGCTTGTGCCGAAAGAGGTTCAGCAATGTATACCTTCGGTGGTTGAGTGTCAGAATACCCAGAACCAAAGCTGACGATGTTAATGTCGGTGATCTCACCGTTAAAGATGGTAGCAACTGCCTGAGCACCAGTACCACCGATCGATTCGCCCAGAGGACCCTTACGATCGTCTACAATGTAGACAGAAGGAGCGTCGGTATAACCAGAACCACCTGTCAGCAGGTTGATATTAGTTACATTACCGTTCGCAACGGTCACATCAAGCACCTGTGCGCCCACAGGTTGAATAATACGAGCACGAGGGGCAGTCAGATACCCTCTACCTCTGTTTATGATAGTTACGCTGACAACTTGACCATCAGGTGATACAGAGCAAGTTGCTTCGGCATTGATGCCATCCTCAGGGGCGGGATCAATGTAAATTTCAGGGGGATTGCTATACCCAAGACCAGTCTTGACCACAGAAATCGAATTAGCAACGAGACGACCCTCAGAATCGATTACAGGGTCGCTGATCTCAGCACCATTAGGATTGATGAATGAAATGGCAGGAATGAAGTCATATCCAGATCCAGAGTTGGTAATCTCAATACCAGAAACCTGACCAGTGGTATCATCAACAGTAATTTTCGCTGCTGCCTGAGATCCATTGATCAAATCAGACGGAGGAGTAATGCTAATAACAGGTGGGTTATACGAATTATAACCTTGACCACCATTGATCAGTTTGGCATCCTTGATGCCATTGACAAGAGTACGACCAGCGGCAGCTTCACCAATACCAGTCGAAGAAAAGATGGAAAGTTTGGGGGCAAAGTTTAGTTCATATCCGCTACCGCCATTTTTAACAATAATTCTATCAATCTCACCATTATCACCAACACGAGCAACTGCCTCAGCACCTTGACCAACAGTCGGAGACACATATTCAATAGAACGAATATGGAATGTGTCCTGAGTGGAGATATTGATAAAATACTTGATTCTAGTATTATTATCAGTCAGAACATAATCAACATAGGGACGTTGAAGCACACCATTCCTATTAATGATCAGACCAATCTCGGCAATCGGTGCATATTCAAGATTCTCATACTGCATGGTCATAGAATCTTGACCTTGCAGATCGCTAACCGAAGGTAGAACCAATTCCTTAATGATCGAATCGGCAAAACCAATGTAATATAGGATCTGAGTCAGTTCTACCTGATCATTACCTGTACGGGCACGAGGTGCCTCTGTAAAAATGATCTCAGACCCATTGATCGTGTAGTCTACCTGGGGGACCAAAAGTTCCCCGTAGATCGTTACAGCGAGGTGTTCGGCAGATACAGGGGATACGGGTGTACCGAGGAATTTAAGATCAAATGTTCTACGAGTGCCGTCAAAAAATTCCCAGGGAGATTCAAGTGCCTGTCTTTTCTTATTAAATTCTTCGAGAGAGATACCAGGGGTCAGAATAGCATCAGGACCACGAACTGTATTCTCATAGTAGATAACTTCATTATCAATCATCACCGAACCATTGTTCGGTATAAAACCATCAATCTGTTCGACTTCGATTAGATCATTAATGGGATCAACGTCCTTGATCAACACTGTCGAGGACGTTAAAGTCTTCTGGTCGTAAGCATCAATATCCAGATATTTCAGGATATTGTTCAGAACATTATAGGCGCGACCTGTCTTCTCCTGAGACTTATAGTATTCAACTAAAAAGTTAATCAGTTGTTCATCTTCATTACGGATGAACTCTGGGAGTTGATTAGCAACTCTATCAGAAACGTTGATCGTATTTGCGAACATTTATCTCTTAGAAACAGGTTTCCGTTTCGGGATACACAAAGGCATCCACGGGGTAGTTGATTGTATTTATGCCACCGCCACCATAGTTCCAACCGTCGAAATTGAACGGATCGAAGTTAGCGATAGCGACATCATCCACATTAATATCTCTCGGATATACCTCTGGGTTGAAGAGTGTCGGATCAACCCCAGCAGGGATTTTGATAGATCCAGGTCCAGGGAGAACAACCACAGGAACTCTTGTAGTTCCGTCAGGAGTGTCTGCAATATTCAAAGGACCAACACAAACTTGTCCAGTTGAATAATTAACCGTACCGACAGAGTTGTTCAGGATGACTTCTTTTTCGTTTCTGTTAGTAACCATCATCATATTACCGAGTCCATCATCACGAAGATTGACAGGAACCAAGGTAGATGTACTAGATGTGGTTGCATTGAAGAGGACATTTTCAAGGGCACTGTTACCACCCGCCAGAACGGCATCTGTTCCAGTAGTCCCTGTCAGGAGAGATCCTGCTGCTTCGCCAGCACCAATCAAATCGGCAACCTCTTCGGTATAACCAGTAGCGTAGAATGTTCCACTCTTAACCGAGGAGAACTTAGGTTTACAAACGCCACCGCCATCAGTGCCGTTGCCACCATCACCAGTGCCATCACCAGCACCGCCATACTTGTTAGGATCAGTGATGGGGTTATCAAAGTCCAAACATTGTGTGAATTGATTGCCAAATGTGAATTGGTCAAGATTTTGTCCCAAAGACATGTGTGTAGTTGTACCAGCAATCGAAGTATCTGACGAATCAATCATAGAATTGAATTTCGACAGTTCCAAGCGACCACCAAAGCGATCGTTTCGGTTTTGAGAGTTGAATTGATCAACAGACTTCAAAATTGCAGATGCAAGTTCATTGGAAGAACGAGTAGTATCGTTTCCGTTGAATGTTGGGTATACTTTTGGAGAAATATAGAAAATTCTGGGATCGACGATGATCGGTTCGATCGATGCCATCGAATAATTCAGTAATTGGTTCTTGATCCTCTTCTTGGTAGTGGTATTGAGGTTAACACCTGTCTTGGATCTTACTGAAATGTAAACTTTGCCGTATTCTGGGGGAGACAACTTCTCACCACCATATGCAGTGACAGATGCTGCCTGAGGATAAAGTTCAGACACTAGATATGCGTAGTCTGCCTCAGTCACTGCTCTGTTTTGGACAGAAAAGGACTTAGGGGCACGATATTTGATGCTTAGACCAGTTTCTCGGTCTTCTCCATCTGCCGCATTCTCAGTTGTCTGCATAGTGAGAGATGCAGGCAGCACAATACGACCAGAATTATCGATCAGACGACCAATAAAGTTGAACTTAGTCGCACCATTCGCCTCTGGACCATCTGTGTCAAGATATTCAATAGTAATGAACTCATTATCGATCAATTTGCGCCCAAGAACACCATCACCGAAGGAAATCTTGTATCTGAGATCTTCCGTCTCTTCCAGGAAGTAGACACGAGAGGTAGAATCGAGTGCCGTGATGTTTTTAGCCAACGAATATTCGTCAACTTCGACAGACTGCTCGTTGGGACGCACTAAAACTTTGATTCTTTCAGTATCTACGTTCTCTGAGGGTATAATGTACTCAGGTCTAGCAGTATCATCAACTGTGTAACTATATTTGAGCAGGTTGCCTTGATAAATTGTAATTTTTGAAAATGTGGCAATACCAGTATTCTGATCAACGTTACTTTCGACGGTACTTAACAGTGCATAGGTGTAAGATTCGCCATCAACGTTGGTGACAAAGACATCACCCTTCTCAATTTTAACTGTGTCGGGATATGACTGCCCACCAGGCAGTGTTGCCGCCTGTACGGTCATTGAAACGCACGCTCTGGACGATTTCTTAGACCTAGGAGTGTATCCAATCTGCTTGGCAATCCTTACGATGTTGTCTCTAACAGTCGCAGATTCAAGGAACGCCTCATTCATCGACATGTTTGCCGTGAATGCAGCATAATATGTGTTGTATGCTAAGATATCGATCAAGTATGAGGCAGCAGAACCCTCAAAATCATAATCCGTGAACTCTGAACGAGTTCTTAGATAAGATCTGATAGATTCTTTGATCTCAAAAAAGTCTAGTGACGTTAATTCTGACGGAAGTGCTGCCATTTTACGTTCTTTCTAAGAGGAATTCGATTACTTGAACTAATTCTTCACCGATAATGCGATATTCAATAGCAACGTCAACGGTGTGTTCATCATCAGAAAGACCAACCACAACATCTTCAACCTCAACACGCGGTTCAAGTCGCTCAATCGTGTTGATAATTTCATCCCTAATGTCCTCGGACGTAAAAACGTCGAAAGGTTCAAACAAAAGTCCTGTTACGCGAGACCCGATGTCAAATTGAAAGGGTCTATCACCAAAATTTGTCAAGATAAGGTTCCGAACGGACTGCTTGATAGCATTCTCGTTCTTGACAGTGCTGAAATCCTCCGTATTGGGGTTCTGGTTAAAGGACATAGAGAAATCCTTGTACCCCCGTGAGAGAAATTGCTCTGATCGGAACCTATACCTTGACATTATGACTGATATTTATCAGTGGTCTGGATTATTTATAGTGTCAGTGGGAATATTATATTTTAGAAACTCGCGAAATGTCATTTTCATCTCGCGTTGAGACATGCCACAGTGTGCAGCAGCGTGGGGAAGGTTCATCGTCGCATGAAAAAGTCCAAGATTTGACTCTTGGACAAGTTCTGGCGTCGTTTCTACCTTAGGATCCTTGACCACGGTAACGTTTTTGTTTGCCATTTCGTGAAGTTGCGCTAAGTGAGGTGTTTTTCGACCGACCCTGACGAGTCTTTTTGGGTTTACCAGGTTGCCAGTCGTTCTTGACCAGACCAACTTTTGCTCGTGCTGCCATTTTTCTCCGTTTTGGGACCCTAAGATGATAGCACATTGGGGGACCCATACGCAACTACGCTGTTGCAAGGATATGACCACCCCATCCAACCAGGAGTTCCGATGCCAAGGGGATCTAGAACTCGTCCGACAGGTAATTTGTTGGCAAAAACAGTTAATGTTGAAGAGAATAAGAACCTGATATGCCCTGTTCCTGCATTATCTTCGATTGTTAGGATTGAACAAGGTTCAGGAGTTGGCACTGGGCACAGAGCATTTTGGCAAGGGCACATGTAGATAACAATATTTGTACATACTGAGACGTGTGGAGTAAACTGATCACCAAAAGTCATTGCAGGAAGACCATTCACAAGCACAGTCGCCTTAATTGGGTTGAGTGCAGTGAGAGGAACTAATGGTTGTGGTGGCCACCAGCATGTCCATTCCTTAATAACGATGCTATAAGGGATTGGAGGAGTCTTGCATGGTTGTACAGAGTGTACCGTAGGAGGCACACAGATGCCGTGTCCCGAGTCTGGAAGACCCGTGACGGGTGCAATTGGTAGTAGGAGACCGAATGCCATGTATTATCCGTTAAAGAGGTTGTCTACGTCCGTAGAGAAATCTGAGATAGTAGTGTTGACTTCATCTTGATAGTCAAAATCAGCATCATAGAATTCCTCCCAAGAGTCATCAGTGTACTTAATATCCTTTGCACTACTGTATTGCTTCCTAAGGAGTTTCTTATCGCCAGGATCATAACTAGAATTATGTATCTTTCTTTGTTGAATTGGTGGATTAGAATTGATCACCTCAATTCTATTAGCAAAGACACCACCAGAACACTCATCAAAGAAAGGATTGCCCATCTGCTTGGCAGTTTGACCAAAGACCATAGCTGATCCAGCACTCCAATTCTTAATTCCAAGTACACCTGAGTATGGTCCCATCTTAATTCCAAACTGATCCATCACCTGAGGGTCAATAGAGATAGACAAATCGTTCACATATTCTAAACAGAACTCATTTGCGTTAGCAGCACTGTTGCTACCAGTGCCAAACAGCAGTGCATAGAGGTATGAGACACCAAAGAAGCATGTTGCAGTGACAGGATATCCTTGATAAATCTGAGATTCCCAGAAAGTTTCGCCATTAGTCCTCCCCTGGGTGTTGGATTGTCCAGATCCATCCACATAATATGCGCTATACACATCAAGAACTCCATTAGAGTTGCCATTTCCGCCAGTTCTTTTCACATATGTGTCCCAACATTCATGTTTTGGCATCCCATTCTGCAATCTTTCGACGGATGCAGTGTAAAATGTGGGGTTTGTGAACGTTCCGCCAGGAGTTGTAGTGGTTTGACCCGTATTTGGATCAGTTGTTGATGATGATGGGACAGTATATGAGTCCGCTCTGGTGCGATATGAGAACAAATTGTCCCCCAACCACACAGCAAGTTGATCCAACTCACTAAATCCACTCCTCTGCCAGTCAAAAGTGTTCTCTTCTAGTCCAACAGGGACAAAAACGATGTCATTTCCGCCCGAAGGATCCCAATAACAACGCCCTTCAACTACCTGACCACCTCCTGCAAGCGATCTGCGGCACTTCCAGCACTTCTTTTTATCCCCAATGACCACTGGACGAGGTTCTGTAAGTGTTGGACGTGGTAATCCATGCAGAAAATCCATAAAATCTTCACCAGATGGACCAGTTGTCTTACCTCTGATGGATAAATTGATCTTCAAGTTGGCATCATCGGCGGTAGAACCGCAATATTTGTAAACAATCCAACCAAATGCCCTACCAGTTTGCTCATCAATGTATGGACAAGGTAGGTCAACGAACCTAGTTACGTTGTAAAACTTCGGTTGAGGTATATTAATGCACTCTTGACCGTTGTTCCATCCAAAGAAACTAGACAATCTACCCGCAGTGTTGTCAGCTTCCGCTGCTGCACTCTGAACCAGTGGGTACTGAGTGCTCATCATGTCCTTAAACTGCTCATTATGTGCCGTAATATTCTTCACATCCTTGCCTGTGAATAAAGAACCAGACACTAATTGCGGAAATTGAATCTGCACACAGGTCGATGGGAGGTTACTGCACAAAGATGTGACCTCAACATCATCAACCTCACCAATTTTGATGTACCCAGTGGGGTAAGTTGCGTTGAAACCATTCATCATTGTCTTGAAAGACCCGATAGTTCCATCCTCCATGACGGAAAGGAACCCATCGATGTCATCACCTTCCTTCACTTTACCTTTGAGGACATCTTTTAGCGTCTGTCTATTGGCAGTAACCGTATCTTGACCTTCAATTTTGTAGTCTTGCTTGTTACTATTGGGGTTGAACGTGTCAGCAACAGCAGCTTGTGCCTTAGTAGTATTAGGTCCACGCATCTTATACTGTTCATTTTCTACTTCAACCACAAAGATCTTAGGAGGATTGTTGGGATTGGTGTCATAACCTCTACCTCTATCCTTGATTAGAACCTCAACAATAGATCCGTCCTTGTTCACCTTGGTAATTTCGAGGACAGCGGGTTTCATTTTACCCTTACGACGAGACTCGCTACTAGATACTCGGAGTTGCTTGTCTTTGATTTTTAGTCTTTGTAGAACTTTTTTGTTCTTGTTCTTATCAGAACCCTCAATTTTGATCTCACTATCGTTGGCATAGGGATACTCTTCCCTACGTTCCTGCATATTGCTCTCGTAGTCATCACGCAGAACTGCCTGAGTGTTCTTCTGAATCCTCTTGAATCCAAAGTTCAGGTCTTCCCCATCATAGTTTTCAAGTTTGTTGGTGGGTGATCTGAACTTAGGTGCGTCAAATTCAAACTGTTGCGCCACTTCTCGTGCCATATCCATAGCACCATACTCACTGAGTAGAGTAGGTTCTTGAATATGTGCCACAGGATTCTTATATCCAAACCCAGCATTATCGATAATGACGGATTCAATACGTCCATCCTCATCAACTGTGCAACTAAGTTCTGCTTGGTCGATCGTCCTTTGGTGTACCAATGCAGAACTATCAATCTCTACCTTGTAGTAACTTAGTTTCTTAGGGAATTCATATACACCAAAGAACCCTGCCTTGTCCTTAATCCCGTATCCAGCAAGGACTTCAATGGATGCAGCATCTCTACCTGCTGGTGTAAACACCTGTCCTGCGGTAAATGCCTTTCCCTTGCCTTGCAGTTCCATGTAACCACAACGCAACTTGTTACCAAAATAGGCATATTCCGCAATCTCCCATCCATTGATGACATCACCTGCCTTAAATCTATCCAATCCGCCACTGGTGTACCTAAACAAGATAGTCTTAGACTCGGTGTCTACGGGTTTGAATGAGTTCTGTACGGACTCATTAGAGAAATCGGTGAGTTGTAGTTTAGTTTGTGTGGTCTTCCAAGAGTCTTCGCGGATCTCATAGAAGTGTGAGAAGTATTCTTTGGTGATAAGGGACTCATCACACACACATCTCCTCAATGCAGGGTTACCACTGGGGTCATTGTGCGATCTATTAGGGCACTGATTACGGTCACTGATAGAATATTGCACAGAAAAGATAGGACCCTTCCATGGATATGAGGTATCAAAGATATAATATACGAACTGAGAGTCGAATGCAGAGTGGAATTCCAGATACTTCGGCACAGATCCCTTGACAGCACCTGCTTTTCCGTATGCCCACTCAAATAATGCATCAGTATTCAGGATCTCACAGTAGTCTGGGTTGCCCCATCTAGAATCTGGGTGCTGAGTAACGGAATATGTTTTCAGTCGATAGAACGAATTGCGGAAAGCAGTGACAGCAGTAGACAACATTCCATACTGGTCGTATGCTCTGAGCGGTCCTGCATCAGCATCAAACTGATATTCATAGTTCTCATGAGTAAAGATGCCAGGCGATGTGCCAGGTAATAGATAGTGACCTGCAAGATCAGGCGCTTCCCAGTCATACCAACCCGCACGAGTCGCATAACTTACAGGAGCACCATAACCAGTAGGACCAATGATACCAACATCCTGATAGATTTTTCTGTTACCAGAGTCAGAGTCACTCAGAAAGACATAACCTACGATACCAACGTACTGGTATTCCTCACCACGAGGATCCTTACAGTCAGGAACACCAGCAACTCCTGTTTGAAGATTTACCTCTGTGGCAGGGTTTGCAGTATAGAAGTGATCTCTCTTGCCGCTAGACGATGATCGATAATACTCATACAGTGGTACAGCAGTCTCTCCACTCTCTGCATAGACATTAGCATTAGAAAGAGATGAGTAGATATGTCCAATCGTCTCAATAAAAATATATCCACTACCAGGAGACGAACTACCTGTCGTCAACCATGTGTCATTCTTATCATTGTTGTACCAATGATTTAGAGGATTTGTATAACTGCCCTTGTCGTTTCTAGAAACATAGAATACTGGATCGCCACGACGAGGTTCTCTGTTATATTTTTTTGCTACACCACTACCTTTACCTGTCTGTTCACCAGTAAAGTCAGCAGGCCAACGTAGAGCGGATCGGGGAGTGTACTTATGGTCTCTATTATCTTCGCCACCACGGAACCAACGATAGATTGGTTGTCTGAAAAAATCACATTCATCGATCTGTCCTACGCCAGGGATAAAGCATGACTCGTCATTATCCCCAATGTAGAACACACGGTCCTGACCAAAAACACTGCCCCCAGGACCATCGTCATCAAACGTGATGCGATAGTTAGTCCCAGGACCAGAGTGATGTTGGTATGATTCATAATCGCCACTAGGACGCTGCCAAGTTTTCTGATATTCCTTGCCGTCGTCAATGTTCGGAAAACTTCTCGCAGTGTCACTAATATAAATGCTCATTAGGGTTCGAGGACCTTGATTCTATCTTCCAACATATTTAGGCGGACATATAGATCATCGAAGAGTTCCCGCATGTTGAGATAATCCTCATACCCTTCTGGTTTATATTTGAGCATATCGGGACCAGGCTGCGGCATGTGTCCAAATGCCTTCTCCAATACACCAATTCTATTGCCAAGATTCTCTAACCCTTTGGCAATCATCTCCATGTGCTCTTTATACACATCAAGGAATTCTTCTTGTTGATTCATAAGAATGGTACTGATAACATCATTTCATTGTTTGGGTCATGTTCCTTACAATACATCATTGCTTCCGTAGTGTAAAGATCCCAGGCAAGTGCAATACGATCATCGTCAGATTCATTCGTATCTACCTTATGCTCTACCCATGATGGGAAGAGTGTCACTGTGCCTGCTTTCGGCATTGGTCTGAAATTCCCACCATATGTAGAATACCCTGGTATTACATATTCTGTGTGAATCTTACTATCAGTCAATAACATGTTACCTGATAGAAATGTATTCTCATGTATTGAATGATGATGAATGGGTAATGCTTCCCCTGGTTTCAATACATTGAACCATCCACGAATCCATATTCCTGTGGGCATCTCATATACAATCTGACTCGCAAATTGTGTATACATGCTTTCAAGAATATCAAGAAGACCATGAACGTCCTCCTGAAAATAATTTTGCTCGTACCATGGAGTGTTGGGATTCTGGGAAAGAATTTTTTCCACAAGTTCAATCCGAACATTATCTACCCACATCGGTACATCTACCAATGGTGCGAAGCGAGTATTAGGTTCCCAACTCCGCCACCAATATAACTTGTCGGAAGTACCGTAACGCCTCCCTGGACAATCCTCAATACTCATAAGTGCTCACGCGGATTTTTTCGGAATTTTTTTGCCTTAAAGGTCCTCGGATTTTTTCAGAAGAATAGTACCGTCAATATCTTCACTCCATTCGAGAACATCCCCTTCGACCCATCCGAGTTCCTCAATGAGTTCCTCTGGGAAGGTGATGAAAGGATTGTCCGATTCGTCTACCTGGACTGGGATAGTATATCTCTTTGACATGGGAATAAATCTCTAATATTTGTATATATGAGCATTCCCCCCAATACTGAGAAAGAACCCCCTTGTAGGGGATTCTAGGGGGGTCTCACTGTTGTTTCTCGGCACTCTCTCCTTCGGGAGGTGAACCAATGAGAGGTTCTGTGCCGTACTCCCAGTCATCGTAGTCCTCATCATTACGAATCTTTTTGTGAATTTCGTTCTGGTGCTCGAAGTCGTGTGTCATAGATAATCCTCACAGTTTCTCGTAGACATAACCATATGTATCCTAACTCGTCCCTCAGAGTAATATTTCTATACTCAGAAATTTTTTGAGGTAGGGGGAAACGAAACATTGAATAATATATCGAGGTCGGTGGGATACTGTTGTAGGTTAGAAAGACGGTACTTTTTAATATACCGCTACCGCGATATAACATAACGGGGCAACGGTAACTGTCAAATAGAGGGAGAGATTAACTCTCTCCGACTACTACATCATAGCACAATCCTTCAAGGATTAGATAGTCGCACCACTGTGTATATTGTGTGAGTTGTTCATTCAAACCAGTGTCAATTAGGAACTGTGCTAACTCTACTTGTTCGTCAGGTGGGAGTGAACCATTGTCGTAAAGATCAAGCAATAGTTCATACTTAGCAGGAATGCTCATTGTGTAGAATAGTGGAGGGAATCAGTGAGTGCTTGTTGATAGTTAGGGAATGGTCCATTCTTAGGGCAACCGTCGTAATCGTATCGCCAGAAGTGTTTACGACGGTCCTCCCAGATCTTTACATTTACTGGGGGATGTGTGTCTAGTTTGATAGTCTTACTCATGACCAATCGCCTCTGACATCCTCGGCAAATTCAGTGGGGGCACTATCATCGTAGAGGTCAAGATCAGGGAGGTCAGTGTCGTCAAGTAGGGCATCAATCCAATCTTCATTTAATACATCATTCATCGGTAATCCTCCTCCAAGTCTTGTGCATCAAACTGTCGGTTGCGTTGTTGCTTATCAGGGGCAGAATAATCATCGAGTTCTTGATACTTTTTGTTGGAACCAAACTGTCTCTTTTCCCGAATAGATTTGGGGCGTCGAGAGTTATGCAGATCGTTGCGTTTGTATGTGCGACCCATGAGATGTTGTGATGTGGTTGTTATCGAGGGACTGTGTAATTATGTATGATCTTGGGGTAAAAGTCAAGAGGGTTTGTGAGGGTTTGTGATGTGTCCCCTATGTGTTGACAACTCGGTGGTGATAGGTTACACTCCAAGGCAACAACAAAACAGGGTATTTATATCACTTTCAAACCCTCAATCTAGAACACACAACTATATTAAATTAACCATTTAATTAACTGTGGAAAATGTGGAAAACTTCCGCATATCTGTGGAAAAAGTATCAGACAGGGATGACATTGAATGTAAGAGTGACTCGTTCATCTGACTGATTTGATTCATATCCATGAGTGAGATTTGAAGGATAGATGAGTACATCACCTTGTGCATATGGGACGGTTGCCTCTTGCAAATTGAATGCAGTCATCTGTTGGAAAGGTAACATCATGACAGGGAACATTTGAGACATGACATTACGTTTGAATTTAAGATATGAATGTTGTTTTACATCATAGTTGATGAACATTGTGCCCGAGAAGAGACAGTTACTGTGTTCATGTGGTGCATAGATAGCACCCCTAGAAGCGAGTTCAATGTATGCATCAGAGATACCGAAGTTCGATGCATAAGAGAGACCAGAATCGTTGTGCTTACGGGCAACATCAAGGAGTGCAGATTTGAGGTTTGGGAGATCTTCAAGGATCTTATTTGTGGGACCGATTTGTTGAACATTGTGGCAGAGTTCATGTCGATTATGTTCAACGAAATCTTCATTTTGCATCCAACGAAGTATTTCAGGAATGAAATCAGAGAGGTCGTATTTAGTGACAGGTGTCATGAATAGACCATACGTTTCAAACTGAATTGCATCGTCTAGATTAGGAGAAAGATTGATTTCTTGCTCTGCCATTGTTTAATTAGTGTTGGGGGTTGTATTATGTATTGTAGCACAAAATAGGGGCGTTGTGGGGTATTGTAGAGGGGTCACAGGTTATGTGGATTCAGGTAGCGAACTTCGCCATTGAGAATATCATCGAGAGCAGTGAGAAGTTCGTTACCGTTAGTGGGGAATGTGTGCAGGAAAGAGATAAAGAATTGACGCTCGGCAGTGTTGTATTCGGTGCTCATTTGTGAAATTCCAGAATGTAAGTGAACGTGATGAGAATGACGAGAGTTGGTATCATCGTGGGCGGATTACATCTGCGGCATTGTTGATCGTATCAGCAGTGAAATGTCGGGCGTCATGTGATGTATAGAATAGAATGCCGATGAGAATGAGGAGCAGAACTTTCACTTGATTTGAGTAATAGTTTGCAGGACGTGATTTGGTCAGTGATGATAACATCAACCGAGACGCATGGAAGAGAAGAACGGAACGGTGGAAATACCCTGAACAGTGTTCATATCAACGAACCAAGTCCAGTCTTTCTGGAATACACGATCGCCTGCCTCTCCGTGCTCTTTCAGAATAGCATTCAGGCGAGATTTGGTGGTGTTGGTCTGATGATCACCATCAAAAAGGCGGATGAAGTTATCACCTACCTCGGCAATCTTGTTGCCGTGCAGACGAACAACAGAGACCTGATCTTCTTCGTTAAAGTGAACAGAAGTGTTGCCAGATTGCCAATTGGACTTGTTAGCGATGGCAGTGTTCATTGCCTGCTCGATTTTACGCATGGTGTCGTGTGGTTTTCTGAACTGAGAATAGAATAGCAAAATTTGGGAGGGGTGGGGAGCATGGTAGACACTCCCCAAATTGTCACCCCAGGATTGTCATGTGAAGACTTCCAACCAGTCGACGCCATCACGCTGCACTACCATAGTCGCCCCACCACGGTCGACCGACCAGTCATAAGCAACGTCGACGGCATGATGCTCACTTGTGAAGAACTCAGCATCATGCTCTTCACCCTTAGGAAAGACGGACCAGGAAACGAAAGGCATCGGTTTGGTTTGAACTGAGGCAACTATGACCCATTTCCGCCGCTTGTGCCAGAAAAGTGGACAGTCTGCAAAGTGGC